AGGGACCTGATGAAAGCCTTTCGCTTCGGCACCGAGGGTAACGTCAATAAGTACACCGGTGCCCCGTACGAGAACGCTTCGGCTAAGGACTATACGGTCGGGCAGCTTATCTGGCAGGCTCTGGGTGCGGGTCGGACAGACGTTGCGGCGACAGAGCGACATCTTATGCTGGCGGATCAGATTGCCCAGAAGATCATGAACCAGCGCACGCTCCTCGTGCAGCGCTGGAACAAAGCCCAGATGAGCGGGGATACGGCGACTGCTGAACGCCGCCTCGACGAGATTCGGACCTTCAACAAGAACAACCCCTACAAGCCCATCACAGGCGAAGAGCTTAATTCGAGCATCGAGTCGCGCGCTAAGGAGAAGGCGATCTCCACCATGTACGGTGGCGCGTCGGTTACGCCCTCGAACTTGCCGCTCATGGATCGTATCCTGAACCCGCCGCAATAAAAAACCCCCGGTGCTGACACACCGGGGGTAGAGGTAACCACATCGGAAGGAGCAAACTTCCGGCTCCTTCATATCATACGCGCCAGATACGTAAACCCCGTACGCCCTCATATATTACGACCTTGATTAAGGTCTCGATGCGCAAGCGTTTTGTCACCGTCAGTACCTGCTTCTTGGCTCGGGGCGGATCGAGGCACGGGATGAAGATAGACCGGCCTCGCTTAAACTCCTGCCAATTCACCTCGTACTCAACGTTCTCCACCTGCATCTGTGCCCCCATGGGTTTCGACCAAGTCGTCGAGCGTGATGAAGTCCGGGTTGCTGCAGTCGAGAACGTGACACTGAACGCCCGGCACCGACACACCCATACCCTTAGTGATACGCTTGTTACCGGTGGCGATGAGGATGCCCTTCTGCTTGAGCCATTCAATCGTGTCCTTGCTGCTAATCTGGTACTTAGCGCAGTCATCCTTGAACGCCTTGACCACGAGGAACATGCGCTTCGTGTCGGGCTCGTAGCGGATCAGCAGCTCGCCCTTCGGTTCCCGTACTGGGAACACTTCGCTCTTGGTGCGGCGGTCAGCGCCATCGTCCACGATGAGGATATTCTGCATGTGCCGGTTAATGTAGTCACCGATCACCTGCATAGTATCGCCCACAGGAGCCTTAACGTCGTTCCGCATCGAGAGGATTTCCTCAGCAGCCCACGAGTAGATGCTCTTCATGTTCCAGTCGTGCAGGTCAACCTTGTGCTTGGAGATCAGACCACCGGCCAGATTGGCGGCCACCAGTGCAGACCAGAAGCGTTCGCGGGGCATGAGGTTGAGTTCACGGTCGAGCTTAGCCTGAATACTGAGCGCCGTGTCCTTGGCTTCCTCTAGGTTCTCAAGCAGCCACCGTGCGTAGAGCGGCCCCGCGTGTCCGTAGTTATTGGCCAGCTGGTGATCGAACATGTGCTTGGCTTCGGTCGGGTCGATGGCGTCGGTGTAGCCGATCTTGTACTCCATCAGGCGCATCATCTCGCCGTCAGGCTTCTGCTTCATCAGCGCCAGCTTTTCGTAGAAGGATGCGTTCGACGAGCACAGTGCGATTGTCTGCCACGATGCAGCGTTGTGGCGCAGCTCGTTCTCCGATGCCTTCATGCGGTCCTTACCGCGCCCCTGTGACACACAGTAGGTGAAGGTAGAAATCTCTTCCGGCTTCGAGTTGGTCATCTCGTCCACGGTCACCGGCAGGTTGTTATGGATGCCGAGGCGCATGATCTTCGCGTTCAGCGTGTCATCCTTGGTGGCACAGAGGCGTTCCGGGTGGCCCCACACCGAGTTGCACATACGCAGAATAGTCGTCTTGCCGGTGCCCGAGTTGGGGTGGATGAGGTTAATCAGCGCACCGCTCTGACCCAAGAACCGCAGGAGAGGCGAACCGAAGGCAGTCAGCGCACCAAAGGCATGTGCCTCAAGACCGGGTCGGCCATAGAGGTTGAAGACCTCCTTCCAGTCGTTCAGGTTCCCGACGGGCCCGATGAACCGTGCGATACCGCGCGTAGTAGACGACGGCGGGCTATGGAAGTTGCCGTCCTTAGTGATCTCCGTGTCGCCAACAATGAACTTGCTGTCGTTGTCAGCCCAACCGAATTGCAGTCGCATTTGCTCCACCCTTTTCTTTGCCCTGAGCTCCTTCACCGACAGCTGCAGGTATTGCATCAACAGATCGTAGTTCTTCTTAGTGGCGATCACGCTCTCACTGGACAAGACCTTCCGCAGCTCAACCGGGTCAGTCATCTTGGCCATCGGGACGATGATCTCTCGCACGCCATCCATGGGGGTGTGCAGTCGCAGTACGGTGACATCGCCCAGCTCTACATCCCGCATCCGCTTGACGACGTAGATGTCGTCCTCGAACACTAGGATAGGCTCCGCCTCCTCTGCGCCCGGTGGGGGATTGCAGTACACACCACCCGTCTTGCCTCGGAAGAATGGGTACGGGTACGGGGGCACAGTATACGTCTCGACTGCGCCCCCTATCTCTACGGTGACTGTGCCTTCTTCCTCAGTGGCTTCCGGTATCTCAAGACCGATACGCTTCGGGCTGCCGATCTTACCCTTGAACTGGCACCCTTCACAGCCAGCAGGGTTACCGTCCTCGAACTTGGTGCAGCTCGTAGCGCTGGTCAGGCCCCGTGCCTTGTCTTCGGTGGCCGCAGGGTCGTATTCGGGGTGCCCTTCAGACACAGTATGGATAGCGGTCTCGCGGTCCCGGCATACGTTAGCCACGGTGAGCACCTTGAACCACTGGTCGTAGTCAGCGCTGTCGCGGTTCTCGTAGTAGGACCTAATCTGGTTGCACCCGTCGCCTGCAAGGCTACGGCGCAGAATCTTCTCGAAGCTGTATTCGTTGTTCTCCTCCATGCGCTGCTGGAGGTGGGACTTGCCGTATCGTGGGGCCGTGCCGAACAGCGACGATGCTTCTTCGTGCACGATGCCCAGCAGTTGCTTGAACTCTGAGAACGGCATCGGCGGAGCGCCTTCGCTCACGACCGTCACCTCTAGCGGCGTATCGCCCTTGAAGTTGTACGTGCCGGGGATACGCAGGACGCGCGCCACCTCGAAGCACTGGGGGTCAGTATGCAGCTCGTGGGTATTGCACAGGCTCTGGAGGCGGGCTGCTACCGGTTCCCACTCGTGGCGGGTAATAGCTTCGGTGAGCGGCCAGTATACGTGCAGCCCACGGCCCGAGTCCACCAAGATAGGCTTGGGCAGGCCGATATGCCTGCAGAAGTCGCGGAGGGCTGTGAACCCCTCCTGTTGCGTCGAATAGGGCTTGCCCTCTCCGCAGTCGATGTCCAGCCAGAAGCACTTGAGCGCCTTGACGTTCTCCTTCTTGCGGCTCTCGTCGGTCTCGAACTTGGCCACACCGTAGAAAACGTTGCGGTTCTGCGCCAGCAGCGCCTCAGTAACCTCTTCGACCTCCTCACGCGTAGCAACCAACGTCTGCCGGGGGGCAGAGCCCTCCTTGATGCCGACTACGGCGAACCAACCCTCATCAGGTTGTACTGCGGTGAGGAGATCGAAGTGTTTCATGGGCACAACTCATCGGGCGTAAAACGCCTATATGGAACGTACTAGCAGCTGCTAGCAACTAGGACAGAGCTTTGATGTAAGACTCGATCACGCCAGTGAGGTTCTCACCCGGGTCACCGATACCTCTGAACCAAGTATATACGGTTTGTCGGGTAACACCACACCGCTCGGCAACGACCGCCACGGGAACGCCATGCTCAATGCACAGTCTCCCGAGGCGGACGCCGAGTTTGCGGGCATCGGCCTTCTGGTTATGCTCGATTAGCCGAAGGCTGTAGCCGTAGCTCATCATTAATCCTCGTCGGAGCCCCATTGGTTGATAGCCTCTGCCAGATTACGCTTGGGGGCAGGAGCTTCTTCGGCCTTCTTCGACGCGCGCTTCACGGGCGCGGCATCTTCGGGCGTCGGCTCTTCATCGTCACCAAAGACCGATACCGGCTTAGCAGCGGGGGCCGCAATAGCCTTCGTGCCTTCCGTGTCGGCCACAGTGAGCTGGATGTACCGCTTGGTCTCGGGATCAGCCTGCGCTGCGTCCACCATATCGCCTTCAGTAGCAGTGAGGTGCCGGACAGCACGGAACTTCAGCGCCATCGTGTCAGCCTCAAGATCGTACATCACCTTGGTGACGACCGTGTCCGGACCTTCGTTGTTGGCACGCAGGTACTTCTCGTAGCTCTCGTACGGGTGGGTGGTGCCCACGCCCTTGCCGAACAGCGACTTGGCCGGAATGGTCAGCTGATAGACTTCACCCGACGGGTCACCCTCGGCCAGCACAGCGAGACGACGTTCATAGCGGCACGCCTTACCACGACCGTTAGTGCCCGAACCCTCGACGTTACGCGGGCAGGTATTGCAACTCGAAGCCTGCGGATTGCTCGCCTTGGGATCAGGCTTGTCACCGAGACCCGACCAGCAGTCAGGCAGCGTGGGGGTTGCATTAGCATCGTACGCCGCTTCGTAGAACTTGCGCGAGACCTTATCGAGACGGTCAACGATGATGATGTTCAGCTCGTGCGGGATGGCCTTGCCAATCTGCTCACCACCCACAATGCGCTTGAAGGTGCCGTTGGTGTTGAGACCGATACGGCGCAGGCCAGCAGGGGCAGACGAGAGCTTCGACTCGCGCTTGACCGTGGGCAGAGAGGACTGCTCTTCGAAAATGGTAACGTTGCTCACTTGTTTTCTCCTTTGAGGAAGGCATGGAATTGTTCGGCTACTTGGACGGTAGCGCCCGGACTGTACTCGTTCTCATGAGAGATGACGAAGCTCATAGCGTGCTTCAGTGCGAGAGCTCGTAGGTCCCTGTCTTCTTGGTCTGTCACTCGTTTGCTCCTACTTACCAGTGGGTTTGCGGACTTGGATAACGAACTTGCGGTCGGCTTGCAGCCCGATGGGCAGCTTGTCTGGGTTATCCTCCAGAAACTGCTTCATGTTGCTGTTGCTGATACGCTGCTCCAGAAGGTACAGCGCGTCGTTCTCGCGGATGAACTCGTACATAGATTCCCAATCGTGAGTCCAGTACCGCGAGCTGATCCGGCGCGTAATCGTACCTGCAACAGTACGGATGCTTTCTGCGTTCTGCTCGTTGCAGACCTCCAGCAGCCGATTGCTGATCGTATCCAGCTGCTCTTTGAGCCCGGCGATCTCTTCCTTGTGCGCTGCCTCTTTATCGCTGATGGCTTCACGCAGGTTTCGGTATGCTTGGACGAGCTTGTCCAGCGGGATGTCTTCGGACATTGTTTGCTCCTTTGTGGTACCGGGGGTGGGGGTCGAACCCACGCTGTACGAATTTTAAGTCCGTTGCCTCTACCGTTGGGCTACCCCGGCATACGTCGTAGCCTAGCCTACCTCTTTACAATGTCAAGGGGTATTCGAAACAATCTGGCGGTACAGGTCGATGACCTTCTCGTGGTTGCTGATGTTGCCCCGCAGCATTCCGTACAGCCTAGCCTCGACCTCGCTGCCGCAGATGTGCACGATGTTCATGCTGTTCTTCTGGCCCGGGCGGTTGATGCGGGCGTTGGCCTGCAGGTAGGTCTCCACCGAAGTCACCGGAGCGTACCAGATGATTGTGTTGGCTTCAGTCAGGGTAAGCCCGTGCGATGCCGCCGCAGGTTGGATGATGAGCACCTGCGGGTCACGGTTCGTCTGGAACTTCTCGACGATCTCGGCGCGCTTGTTGGGGTTGACCTTACCGTTGATAATGTCGCAGCTGATGCCTTCCTTCTCCAGCTTGGCTCTCAGCAGCTCGATGGTGTGCGTGAACGGCACGAAGACCAACACCTTATGGCTAGCCTCCTCGATGACTTCGAGCACGGCGTTGAGGCGGTTCGATACGTCGAACTCCAGTACCTCTCCAGTGTCCGTGTAGACTGCACCGCCGCTAATCTGCAGGAGCTTGTTCAGCTTGGTCGCTGCATTGACGGCGCTGACTTCCTCACCCGCCGCCTCGATAATCATCTGGCTCTTGAGGTGGTTGTAGTACTTGCGTTGCTGCGCGGTCAGCGGAGCCTCTCGGTCCACCATCGTCACGTCGGGTAGGTCAAGGCAGTCCTTGCGCTCGAACCGAATGGCGGGCTGCAGGACCTTGTGCACCACGGCTTCTGCCTGAGGCTTAGCTACCCACTTGAACTGCGTAGCCTTGTACATCACTGAGTCGCGGAACTGGCCATAGTACTTCGGGCAGCCATCAGGGTTAACCAGCTTAGCTAGGCCGTAGGCATCCAGCGGGGACTGAGCGGCGGGCGTGCCAGTGAGCATCCACAGCCGGGGTTCGATCTTATCAACGATGCTCTTGAGCACCTTCCACCGGTTCGTCATGGGGTTCTTGTAGGCATTAGCCTCGTCCACCACGATGAGGTCGAAGCCCCCGTTGATGATCTCGTCCTTCACGATAGCCAGACCGTCGAAGTTGATGACGACAAACTCGCACCCGGCGCGGACAATCTTCGCACGCTGCTTAGCGTCCCCGTACGCCACACTACACGAGCGGTGCATAGCGAACTTGAACAGGTCCTGCTGCCATGCAGCCTTCATGATCGACAGGGGTGCCAGCACCAGCACGCGTTTCACCAGCTCCAAGTCCATGAGGTAGTCCGCAGCCCAGATGACGGATGCCGTCTTGCCGGTGCCCTGCTCGTTGAAGCAGAAGGCCCTGTCCCGCAGGGACAAGAACGATGCAGTCTCCCGCTGGTGCGCGAACGGGGTCAGCCTACCAGTCCAC